TACGGTGACTCCACCGTCCACTGAATAATTTGTGTCATAAGGTCTTACATAAGCATCTACTCTAATTCCATCAAAGAAGAAATAGTGATTTGTGTCAGGTTTTAAGTTTGTTGCATCAAGTTCAATCGTTCTTGCTCTCATAAATGGAATTAATGTAACACTTACTACTCTATCACTTCTTGTTTCAACAAAGTCTTCAACAACTGATGTTTGAATACCTGATCTAATTTGTGACTCAGGTGTTTCAGTCATTTCTCTTGTAACCTGTTCACCAGCGATCCATTGACCACCTTGTGAAGGGTCTCCACTCCATGAACCACTTGTAGTTGCTGTAACTTCTGAGTTAACAACTACTGGTTCACCAACCCATGATGTTTGCCATTCGTTCCAAATAGTTCCAAGTGCATTGTTGTTAGAGGCTAATATTGCATCGTAATTACCTTCTCTGTTTATTCTAACCTCAGGTAATTGTGTTGTATCTTGCCATACATCTGTCTCAGGTGTAAGTTTTATATTACCTGTAAATGCAAATACATGATATGGATTAACATTTACTGACCTTGATGCTTTCTCTTGATTTACATAAGACGATGATATATAAGGTAGTGTAATTAAGTCACCTGTTTTTGTATAATTTGACGATGTTGCAGTGTTCAATGTAATATCAAAGAACTGTTGGAAAGCTTTGGGTCTCATTGCACCCATTCTTCCATCAATACTTATATTATAGTCGGGATGGTGAACATCTCCAACTCTGTGTCCTCTAAAATTATCTACGAGGAATCCTGACTTGAATCTATCAAATCCCTCTCCATCTAAAATTTGTTTTGTTTGTGTATCTTTTTCTAGTAAAGATAACGATGTAATTCTTTCTAAGTTTATAAGTCTATTGGATAATTTACCAATATCTCTCATCGTATATCTACGATGGTCTTGTGATCTTACTCTTATATTACTTAATTTCTTTGTGTATGCTGGAATGTATAGTTCATATAATTCGATTGCATCACCAATTCCAGCAGGTTTAGTTGGTGTTAATGCTGGATTACCTGTTGATATTATGAATGAACCATTCCTGTGTAAGAATACTTTATCTATTCTTGACACATAAAACTCTATTTCCCCTACAACATTTGAATCGTTAGAAGGAGTATCTACTGTATTAGCATTTGTTGATGCAACATTAGTTCTACTTGCTTCAAACGATCTACCTGTATCATATCCAAACGGTGCGTATCTTGCACCATTAACACCTGTAGCAGACAAGTCTGTTACACTGGTTGGATTAGGTAGTTCAGTTGAGAAAGTTGATAATTTTAATATTTGTCCAACTACTGGTCTAAAGTCAAGACAATCTGATAATTCAAATGTTCCATCAGGTTCTAGACCACCTAAGTCCACTCTTCTTGGTGAATAAGTTGGTATGTCTTTGTATTCAATGTTTGAATAAGAGTTAACATCGAAGAAATCTCCACCGCCTGCTGATGTAAATGAATCAAATACAACTAATATTGAATTATTAGGTGCTGGATTTCCTGTCTTTCTTGTAATTTTTGAAAGGTCATAAAAACCATCTCTTTGACCATCGTCAAAGAAATACCTTGAAGTAATGTTTTGTGATCCAGCTGAAACACTTGCTATAGTAGAGGATGCACTTGAGGTTTGACCAACGACAGTTTCACCATTAGTAAATACATTATCGTTAGTGTAGTAGAAATAAGTTGTTCCACCACCAGTATATCGAATTACTCTTGCTCTTGCACTTGAACTTTGACCAACTATTATTTCATCACTTACTGTTGTTCCTTCTACAACCGTAAGGGCACCACTTGGTGGTAAAGGTGTTCCATCTGTGCTTTCATAAATTCCACGAATTTTATGAACATGAGGAACTCCCAAAGAAATTTCTTTATCATCATAACAAGTTCCGTAGTGGATGTTACCACTTGCTCTTGCACTTCCTACTTTAAGAAGTCTTGATGCTCGTCTTGTTTTATCTCTGTTAACAGGTGTTCCTATTTTAACAGTATAAGTTATTTTAAGTTTGGCACCGTTGTCTGCTGAATTGAATCCTGACAAAGTAAAGGATTGAGGTGTTCCAGTAACACCTATAGTATAGTCTGTTAAATCTAAAACATCACCAACAAGTAAAGTTGGTGAACCCGATGCTTGTGCGACCACTGCAATAGTGAAGTTGTCATTAGTTCGTGATTCAAATGTTTCACCACTACCTAGAGTAGTAGAAATATTCGTTCCTGTTATTTCTATCACTTCTTGTCTTCTTACTACTAGATCATCAGGTGTATGTGATTTAACCCAGTCTCTTGGCCATGCAAATATTGCCGAAGTTTTATCTTGATTATATAATTTTACTCTTTTTCTTGTAAGTTTTGCATGAGTGGTAGCTGCACCACTTGTTGTTAATGTTGCAGTTGTGTCATCGGTGACACTGAGAATAATTTTTTCAGCAAATGCACTATCGAGAAGAATATCACCTTCCTGTAATTCTTTTGTAAACCTAGTTGCTGTCCCAGTCAGAGCTGCAGCTGCTATTGAGCAATCACCACTTAATTTTCTAACTGCATCTACAACTACATCTGCAGTGAATCTTGCATGACCCGATCCTTCTGATGCTTGTGTTACTGATCTGACTCTACCTACATTATAAGTTCTAACTGCACTAAGTGTTCCTATAGTTCCAGCACCTGTTCCATTGGAAGTGCATGCTTCTAATACAAATGTTCCTTGAACATCATGAACATAAATGTCTGCCCCATCACTATGAGCAACAATACCTGTTGCACCTGATGTTGAACCCACAATTTGGTCTCCAACATTTAATGTGCCACCTTTAGTTCCTGTAAGTCTAGTGAACATCTTAATATCAAACATTGACAGTTCCCAAACAGCGGTATCTGCAAATACCTTGGTTGGGTCTACTGCTGATTGAAGTGTTATATCTCTAACTCTTCCGAATCCAATTAATTCCCCACTAGGTTCTGCACCTGCTGTAGTAGTAGTGTCCCAAAGTTTAACTGCACCAAATGGTTCACCAGTAGCTGTAGTTTCATTACCAAACTCAGGTAATGAATGTGCATTCTTAACTCGTAAATGGTTTCCTAATCTTATAGGTGTGTTTGCACCTACAATAGATTTTGTTGTTCTTGCTTTGCTTATAGGTAATGGTGTTGTTCCAACTTTATCTATTTCATAACCTTTAACATAAGCCTTGCCTGGCGATATTTGCATAATAAATTTTTCTTCAAGTCCACCTAAAGCTTTGGTATAATAACCCCTATTAGTTGTATCGTCTAAATGTTCTCTCATGCTTTGAGAGAATTGTCTAACTACGAAATCACCATTTGCATCGAATGTTCTTCGTGCTAAAGTGTTTTCAATTTCTGAATACATAGGTCTATTGACTTGAAGTTCAATAATACCTTTATTAACTCTAATCAATTCTATAAAGTTTGTATCCTCAACTGCGAGTAAATTTGTTTTTGATAATGTTAATGCAACTTTTAATCTGTCAGCTCCAACTGCATTTTCATTGGTTGTTCCTGTTGAATTGTCTTGTAAAGAATCATCAATGGCTGACGTTACAAATGATTCTGTGATAGTTAAACCAACTTTATACGTTGGCGCACCTGAGTATTTTTCTAAAATAAGTTCTTGTGTTGGAACCTTGACAAAAAATCCTCTTGTGTATATGATACCTTCGGAAATATTTGCAATGGATGATCTGCCATTAGGAGTGTCAGCAGTGGTTACGACTTTAAAGTCATTGTCATCTCCTGCTACAGCTGTAGTTCCACCACTTGAACTTAATGTGACTGTTTCTAGTTCTTCACTTGCTGTAAATGCGTATGAATGATTTGTATCTGTTCCTTGAGATAAGTATTTAACAAAAAGTGTTAATTTGTCGTCTGATGTTTCGGCAGATGAAGTAATAATTTTTGCTACTACCCCTGAGAGTTTACCTTTAACATAGTTACCGTGAGATGCAGTTCTGTAAGTTTCTACATTTGCATCGCCGCCGGCATTTGGATTGGCAGAAGATACTTTAACAAAGTAATGTGCCATATCAATATCGGCAACAGCTCCACTAACAATAGAACCTTCTTTAAATATATGATCACCAAATCGTTCAATTTGGTTTTGTAATATGGACTGGGATTGTGTTAATTCCCTAGACTGTAAAGGTCTACTTGCACGATAGATTATCTTATGAAAGTTCTTGTCTTCCGAATAATCGTCATAATAGGGTGATACATTTAAATCTGTCTTTTCAGGCATTCTCTTCTACTCTCTTTTGTTGTTTAAAAAACAACGAATTACATTTCAATAATTAATTTAATATCTTCAATCTGATCGGACGCTCTTGTGACTGCACCTCTATTCTCAATATACATTATTTGCCCTGAGTTAGCAACTACTTCGGGAGCTGTAACTAAAGATATTGCTCCAAGGTTAGACGTTCCTTCAAATGCTGTGTCTCCATTTGAAAAGTTTGAATATGTTCCAGCAGCATTTACTTGGGTAATATAACTTACAACTGTGCCTGTTATTGATATTACTTTTCCAACTGCATCAGCAGTGGCTGCATTGTTAGTATCTCTAACAGTATCATCTACTGCCAAGTCTGTAACTGAAGCCAACGTCATTTTATTATATGCAAACGCTGTTGTCGCATCTAATACAGTTGTTCCTGTTGCAAATGGGTCTTGAATTAAACCAATTCTTCTGAAATCGTTATCTATTGGAAAGTCACCACTTCCTTCTGCAAATTCTAATCTAGCGTTTACCATCATGTAGTTACCACCAAGTTCTTGAACTGGGTCTGCACCGTGTCCAATCTTAGGTGAAATAATTACTTTTGCAGTTGCATTGGCATTACCACCGATACCTGATATAGCGTCAATATCTAAAGTTGCTTTTGTATATCCTGTTCCATGTTCTGAAAGTTCATTTTCCATTTTAATGTCGGAAACATTCCCTGCGGCATTTACAGTTACTACTACTTGTGCGAGAGAACCATCACCTTTTATATCAATTTCTGAATATGTGCCCTCATTGTAACTTGTCCCACGCGCAGTTACAACTACATGATCGATAGCACCATCTACTGCTGCTGTTTCAACATCGTATTGTGCTGAGCTGTCATCTGTTCCAGTTCCACCAAATCCACCATTAGTGCTTATTCCGTCAATTTCAGTTTGAGCTCCAAGTGTTTTAACAGGTATAAATTCATTAGTCACAAATTTGATTGTATCTGAGGCAGAAATTGTATACATATACTTCCATAAGTAACCAAAACCATCTGCTCCACCTTCTGCTCCTGCTATTAAGACTGTTGCACTGGTTCCTTGTGGTTTAGTTGTTGAATTAACCGTTGCTCCACTTGCATCTCTTCCTGTTCTTATACATTTATAAACATGATACTCATCAGTCATTACATAGAACTTTGAACTGTATAGATCACTAATACTTCCACCTTCTGTTGCAAGATTTGTTGATGAAATATCGTGTTGATATTCTGAATACTTTGTGCCAGAAGCCCAGTCATATCGTTTAATTGCGTGTGATGTATCTGCTGTTGAAACTTTTTTCAATGCTATCATGTCGTTCCAAGCATCGATCTCTTCTCCAATACCATTATTTGGTGTAGGTGGAGCAGTATCATCAGCCCAAGGATATGATCTCCCTATGAAGATGTAAGTTTCAGAATCCGTATCTGTCGATATATCTTGTTTGAATTGTTTCGCATTGTGAACACGAAATTTCTGTGTAATAATTGCTGCCATTTTAATCTCCTAGGATTATTTATACTAACTATTTATAACACTATGCAGATTTGACATAGGCACTATAGGCAATATTTGTTCTTTTTCTTTCATGTTTGGGTAATTCCGCGATAAAAGTGTTTGGGTAAGTGTTATTAAAATCATAAATTCTTAAGCCTTCGGGGTTTGAGACCTCATCTAAAACTGCATCATGACCAGTTGAACTATATCCTGATCCACCGAAAGGTATTCCATCTTCTAATGTGATGTTATCATCATCTTCATTCTTAACATAATATGAAATATCATAAGTCTGTTGAGTTGCAATGGTATTTATGGAGTCAAATGTATTTCCAAATGGAACTATTGAGACTATTCCATTTTCAGAAGCTTCCTCATCCACTAAGAATGAACCATCTTCCATAAGTGTTCTACCATTATCGTCAGTTGCCGAAGCTTCCAGTTGAATATACTTATCAGTAAGTTCTATTGATCGTTCTGTTGAAAAATATGCTTTCTCTTCCACTGTTGTCTCAGTTTCTAGACGAAGTTGATCTCCATCTTCAAAAATAAATACATCACCAAAGAATCCTTTGACTGAATCTTGTTCTCTTTCTTCCATTCTTAAAAGACATGCTTCTTCTTCTACTAATATTTTTCCACCATCTTCCATGCAAAGCTTTTCTTCAACGAATACTGAATCATCCACTAAAAATACTTTTCCTTGATCGGATGGTCTTTTTATATCATCTCTAATAAAGTATTCCTGATCAGCAGAGTCTAACCATAATGCACTTGAGCCTTGTGGATTTGCATATCTATTCACTGCTGATTCTGCAAAAGAATTAATAACATGTAAATTAATATGTCTACTTCTCATTCCCGAATCACCAATCTCAGTATTTTCACCCGAAGCTGCTCCAGCAGGATTTGTTACTCCTGCTGATAGATCGTAAGTGGTTGCTGATATTGCACCACCTGTTACTGGATTTGTCTCTACAGTTGGTATTCCAACATCATCTAAGATTGTAAATGTTCCAAAAGAATCAACTTCACTATCCAATGTCCATAAAAGAACCTGTCTCTCTGAATTAGCAAAAGCATTTGGAACATCTATATCTATAAATTCTGTAATATAAATCGTTGGTCTAAATTGTGAAGTTATTGCTGAATCTACATTAGAGATAGATTCTATCTCACCAAAGAATATATGACCTGCTGGATGTAATAGTTCTTTAAGAACACTTCTCCATTTATTAATGGATTCTCCAACCTTTACGACATAAGAGTGTGTTTGATAATAATTACCATCTTGTATATTAGCTGCGTCTGCATTAAGTGTGCTTCTATCTCCTAAAAGGTGTTCATTTATAATACCCTCTCCACCAAATTTTCCTCTTGCAGAATAACGATTAGATTTAACTACTTTAAATTCATCATTATTATTATAAGAGACTATTTCACCTTCTGAAAAGTCTCCATTTAAATTTATATACGTTAATATATGTTTATCTGCATCATAGGTTTGAACTGTTGCTGTTGATCCTGTTATATCACCAGTAAGTGTAAGACCTTTCGTTAGTGTTGCAGTAGGTGTTGTAATTAACATAGGATGATATGATGTTGAGGATACCACACCATCTTCACTAAAATACCAACCTTGATCCATAACACGAAGAGAACCTACTCCACCAATTTCTGTTGAATAGGAATAGATGTCTGCTCCTGTTCCACTTGCAACAGATCGATTTGTAGATATTTTTACTATTAATGATGTTCCACCTGTAATACTCTCATTCTCTCCGAACTCACCTGTATCAGTCTTTCTTCGTGCAACCTTTATTCGATTATTTTTAGGTTCTAATCCAAGAATAAATGCTGTTGCACCTGATGGTGCAGCTGAAATTGATTCACCTACTAAAAATCCTGAGATTCCTACGGTTTCATCAAAGTAAATGTATCCGCCGGGATACGCTCGAGGAACAGTAGTATACCCTGTCCCACCTGCTTGAAGTTGTATACTTCTAATTCTTCCATCATTAACAGTCGGGCCTGCACCATATCCATCAAAGTTTATAAGTGTTCCATCTTCATAAAGAAGTCTGTTAAATTCGGTATAAACATCTATCTGTTCACCACCACTCATTGGATTACCAACGGTGAATGTAATGTTATCATTTTTAAAGGTGAAATCTGTAACTCTTACTTTTTCTAAACCATTAACAAATACTTTAACATTATGATCATTAAAGAATAGGTTTTTACCATTATTGTCTGCACCACTGAAAACGGTTTGTCCAGCTGTTGCAGTAAATTCAAATGCACCCCAAGCTGTCTGATTCTCTAAGGTGATTTCATCTCCTGTCGAACCAATGATTGCTTCTGCACCAAACCCACCAGTATTTCTATTATCAAATACAATCATTTCACCTGCTTCATAATTTATACCAGCAGTTTCAGTTATAATTTCTGTAACTCCACCTACGGTTAAACCATTGATAACAGATGATCCTTCGTGTGCGTTTGTATCTAACTTCCCACCAATTACATTAATATGGTCATTAAATGAATATAAAGACCCAATATTAACACCTTCTGTGGTAATACCGTCACCTGTTTCATATAATAAGTTTCCATTAAAGTCTTCACCCCTAATATAAGTTGAAGAACCTGATGTCAATGAAGTGTCTGTAAATACACCTAATACAGTTCCAGTGTAAGATGTTATACCATCTCTATCTAAGAGTGTAACAGATGAACCTTCTGTATAGGTTCCGTAATGGGTTTCCTGTATATGAAGTGAATAGATATAGTTGGTTGAATCTAAAACATATACAGCTTCAAGGTTAGACTCTGCAACTATGGTTTTTCCATCGGCCGCATATTCTGTAACCTTATCTGTTTCTTCGGGTTTTCCTTCATTTGTCATTTTCACAACCATTCTTCTATTTTGGCTATGATCTGAATGTGAAGGATAAATTGTTTCGTTATCAGGATACCTTATTGTAGCATCCTGTCCATATAATAATCTCATAAGGAACTTAACTGAATCTTCCGTTCCCTTTTTCTGATAAAGATCATTAATATTTTTAATTGTTAATCTTTTGTTTTCTAATGTCCTTATATCAATCGAAGGAATTAAATCCCTTTGGAAGTATTCTAAGAAGTGTTCAGTCGTGTGATCAATATCAGAGTATTCTAATAAACGGTTGTTTGCAAGAATACTATTTTCTTTGTAGGTTTTAACTACACCTGTTTGTAGGGAATTTCTTCCTTCTATGGTTTCATCTATTGCAAATCCACTACCTGATATGGACTTAATATATAATATATCTCCATTGATTACATTAATCTTAGCAACGGTTCCACTTGTTCTACCATAAAGATATTCTCCAACTGTAAATGGTGACGCGGTATTTTTTTCCTTTGAACCCGGCGGCCAAACAGTTCTTTCGTTAACTAATTTTGAAGTGTCTTGATCAGGCGATGGAGAGACAGTCGCGGGTTCCATTAATACAGAACCCTGACCGTCTTCCAATGCAATTCCCTCAATCTCCTGTTGGGATTTGAGGGTAATTATTTCGGATTCTAAAAACTCAAAGTATGCTTTCAGAAAGATGACGAAGTTTGGTGCATCGTCTCTTACATGCTCAGGAAGTAGAGAAGCTATCCTCTGACTTATCCTATTTGAAGCATACTCTGTGTGTGACATTTAGTTATCCTTATGCTATAGCAACACTATTGTGAGCTAATGTAATCCATAAACTACCATTCCATATTAGAATTGCGGCATCACCTTGGGCATTAAATGTTAATACATCTAAACTTGCTGATAATGGCGTAGCTATAGTTACAACAGCGTTATAACTACTAGCATGATAAGTGCTCATATAGATTATTTTAAGCTGTCCAGTGTAAGAACCGTCATCCAATGTGAAGGCTTGCTGGGATGCAAAAGCACCACCATTAAAATCCGTCACGAATGAAGTTGATAAATTCACTGCTGCTGCTGTTAAAACAGTAATGTCATCTACTGCTATTGCGTTTGGAACATTTGAAAATAGCTGTGCTATTGTCATTTTTTTATTTACTGGTGTTCCGCCAGGATTGTCTACGATATGTAGTAAGTCATCTGCTCCGATTGCTGAATCAGCGACCGCAGTTAATGCTGTTATTTTTTTGTCTGCCATGTTATACTCCTTATATAATCCAAGTTAATGGTAAACTACTCAGGGGACTCCTGATCACTATTTTCATAATGAAGGTTAATATGAAGTGCTAGAGGTAGAATTAAATCCAACTCCCGCACCACTCTCACCACTTGCGATGGTGTCTATTTCACCCTTAACTGAAATGTCAGGTGCGTCTGTAGAGATGTCAATTAAATTTCCTCTCTTAGCAATCACATCATAACTTGTCGGTATAATGGTGAAATCAATCGACGCGTCAGTATTAACCGTTGAGGTTATATTGATGGCATTGATTGTAAATTTTCCAGTAGAATAGTCAACTGTTCCAGCTGCGCTATCCTGATATATATTTGTTCCACTTGATGAATAAAATCTTCGAACTACTCCTGATCCATCATCATCAAAATATTGTATGTTAACACTATCTCCTAGAACATAAAAACCAGTGGTAAGTGTAATACCACCACCCGCTTTATTGTATGCAGTATTAGGATTATAGAATGGGTTTCCAAAATCTATAACGTGTCCTGCCTTGCTGTTAAGAACAATATTTTCTTTTTTTCTTAATCTTATATTGGTTATGTTAGAAAGAATAGAAGTATGTGTTGCATCTATCTCTTTAACTAAATTTGAATGTCTAAAAATTGCATCAAAGTTTGCAAGATGAGACGAATCGTAGTCATTAATTGTATTTGTCACTAATGCTTCTAACTCACCTTGTGTTAAATCGGTTGAGTTTGAATTGTATTTGAATACTGTTGAAATTAAAATCTTAACTAAATCTGCATCAATAATCGTGGGTCTTACAGTTAACATATTTAATGAATTTAAATTCCTTGTAACTAATGCCTTTTCTGTCTCGGTTAAGTAATCTGCATTTTTAGGTTTGATTGCAAGAAATACTTTACCATATTGTGGTGGATCATTGTCTTCACCACCCCATACTGCAACTGCATCTGCATTAGGATAATATTCTGCAACCTTTGCTTTATAATCATTAAGTGTCACAAGTCTGTTTTGTGAAGTGTAGAATTTGGTTGCTTTGAACTTAATAGAGTCTATTGATTCTTTTTCTGAACCACCAGTTGCTGGAACCGTGGTTGAAATTGTTGAACTGTTATAACCATTTACTGCAGTGACTTGTGTAAACGATTTAGTTCCTTCTGCATGAACAGAATCTACTATAATGTATGTCACGGTAATAACATCCCCATCAAGGAGCTCCTTACCTAATACACCATCACCAAAATAAATTTCAATATATCCATCTTCATTTTCTTGAGTGTAATAGACGGTTGATGTTGTTTTAACTTCTGCTGTATCCTTTGCTTGAGTAAATACTGTTGTCACTCCAGCCGAAGTTACTGTGATAGTCATAAACCCTTTGTCTATTCTTTCATTTGATAAAACAAACTTTGCATTCTTAATTTGTCTGTCATAAACATATTGGTCTGTAGCATAAGTTCCTTGTGCAAGACTGACACCAGTATACTTGTATGTGCCTGCATCTTGAGTGGGTTTTTTAGAATCAGTAACTACAAAGTTATAATCAACACCATCATAAACTGTGGAGAACTTAGCACCTCTTGGAATTGTCATCTCTGTTATAGAGGGATATGTTCCATCAGGATTTCTTACACTTAAAAATTGCATATCAATTATTGCTTTTGATGCACTTTCAGAAGATGGAGTAAATCCTAAATCCTTTGCACGACTTACGACATTCTTTCTGATCTGTGCAGAGTCTAGGAAGAGTTCACTTCCAGCAATGTTAGTATTAACTGCACCTATATGAGAAGAGTATGCAAGAAGATCAACCAATAGTGACATTGTTGATCCTTCAAAATCATAATCTTTAAGTTGGGTTTGTCCTTTTAGATAATTTTTTAAATTATCCCCTATTGTCTCGAAATCTAAATCGGTGACATTTATTTGTGAACTTTTTGTTGCCATTATCGTGTCCTTCTAACTGTAAATTCTACTTCTTGTCTAGGCATTGCATTTGAAATAGTATAATTAATTATTATTTGCATTTCATTTGTATCTAATCTAGAAAATATACAAAATACATTAGATACCCTAGGTTCAAAAGTTTCGATGGTTGATTTTAATTGTTTTCTTGCTCTATTCAGTCTTCTGTCGGTATCTAAATTAAATAATAGATTTCTTATTCCACCACCTAAAGCTGGTTTGAACGGCCTTTCATAGTAATTAGTTAGAACAATATTTTTAACTGATCTCTTAATTGCGTCTGAATCTAATAATCTAGTCACATCCTTAGTAATCGGATGTGCAGTAAATAACATATTGAGATCACTATAGACATCAGGTGATGCAACGGTTTTTCCTTTACTAATTATATCTGCCATATATCTATTTATAATCCTTTGTCTAACTTCCTCTTGGAATAACTAAAAAATTATCTCCTTCTGAAGCTGGTGTGGTTAAAACTATATCACCATCGACTATTGAGTATCCTGTGAACGCTGTTTTTAGATCATTTTTATTAACTACTAGAACATCTCCGTCTGCATAACTTCCAGCAATAACTGTTTGACCTGCTGTTGTAGTAACCTCATTAACTACTTTAGTTATCTCATCAGGACTCGAACCTGATCCAATACTTCCTGCGCTGAAAACTGTTGTTGCTGCCGCAAGAGTTATTCCTATGGTTGCTAGTTTGTCAACACTTGGAAATTTAACATCAATTTTAAAAGGAAATGCTAACATTTTAAGAAAGTTACATAAGGTAAGTCCAACCAATTCAAAAATTGCACCTAAACCGATTGCATCAAAGAAGGCTTTAACTATTTTTACCCAATCAAACATTATTTTCTTCTGCCAGTTGATTGAAAAATCTCTAGCTGCTACAATCAGTTCATTTATCTGATCTTCTAATGAGGTTACAGACTCTTTGATTGTATCCCCTAAAATTTGTTTGATAGAAAACGGCCCGATTTGCAAATCCAATAACAATGATTTTAATTCTTCTCTAAATTTCTGTGCCTCTTCAATGGTGAGGTTCTTTATGTCTCCATACTTTGCCTTTACTGTATCAATCAATGTTTGAATCAATGCTGGAATATCCATTGTAAACAATGCAGTAATACTTGGTAGTCCCAACATACTCCAAATTAAATCAAACACTTTAAGCAAAGATTTAAATGCCTTGAATAAAGAGTTCTGAATCCAATCCTGTATTTCACTTTTAACCCAAGACCATGTTGCCTTTGCTTTCCATTCATTAACTTCTATACCATACTGACCAGCAAACTGTTGATAGACACTAGGAATCATTTTGAAAAACTTATCTATTTCTCCTGATACTAATCCTTCCATTTTCTTTTTAAGTTCTTCGGGAGATAAAGGTGGGTCTTGATTCTTCATTGCTTCTATCTGTGCTTTAATATCTGATCCCATTCCTGAGAGCTGATCGATAATTCTTTGTTGTTCTTCTTTAGTTGTGATTTTAAGAATGTCAATCTCAATACCAATAACATTTAATTTAAGAGGAATAGGAATGATCTTACCTATCAATTCTAAAATCTTGGCAGGGATAAACATGTGAAACTCTGCAAGTAAATCTGTAATTGCTTCTTTAGCTTCCTTACTCCAATCTCGAATTGTTCCAGTCTTCCAATAAGGACTGAGAATCTTCTCAAAGGTTTCCATGTAACTTTCAATCTCTTTAATGATAGCTTCCATTTCTGCTTTCGCTTCTGCAGTAAGATCACCACCCAATTCAACCATAAAGACTCTAAGTTGACTTGGAATATCACTAATCTTATTAATCATATTAACCAAATCTGCTTTGGTTGGTATATCAAAAATATCGCCAGGCGGACAATCTATTTCAGTTGGTAGTTTAGGTAATGTAAACCCTGCGGCTTTATCTCTTATTAAAGCTTCCATTATGAGTTCAACTTAATTGTATTTCCGTAGAGTTTAATATTCGGTGCTGTCACTGATAAATCTTTTGTGGATACAACATCTGTTTCTCCCAACACTTCAACCTTGGCATTCCCTGCGACCCCAACATATAAATCCTTTTTAACTGCAACCTTAGCATCACCAAAAACTGAAATTCTCACATTACCACCAACTTGAATAACATCATCTTTGCAAATTAAAGTATAGTTATCTTTGTTGACTCTTGTGATTGAACTTCCATCAGGTTGCCATTCAGTAAATGTTCCTGATCTATGATACCATGAAAGTCTTTCTGCACCTTTAGAATCATCCACTTCTATAAGATGACCACTCTCAGTCATGTTTGTTTTATTAAATGGATAAACAGGTTTTGCTACAGAAGGTTGTTCATTAATCGTTTTCAATTTTTCTTTAAGAGAATCATTAACAAACCCTTCCCAATTAGGAGCTGTCATTTTAGACAAATCCATAGTGTCATAGTTTGTATCTTCTTGTGCTGTATGATATGCACCTAGGTCACTGGTTTTTCCGTCAGGTTTTAAAGGATAGAAAGGTAAGTGTTCGTCTGTTAATTCTTGTTCTGTTATCTCAACTGCTTTACCGATTTCTGTCTCTATCTTATCAGGGAATGTTGGTGCAGTGTCCATTGCAAGTGTAAGACCATGAGGTCTATTTGGTGCTTGATCAGGACTCTCACCATCAGGTGTTCCTTTGTATGCACTAACTGTTAATTTTCTAGGATCATTAAACCCTTTCTCTACATCTCTCTTTAATAAGTCGTCTGTTATTGTTTCTTTATATCCACCATGTGGTAAACCAGCAGAGGAATGAGTAACCACGAAGTCTTGTTTTCCTTTATCTCTAAAGAAACCAACTACCGTAGACCCTTCTACGAGTCCGTGTTGTGTCCCTATTCCTGATAGAGCAGCTGCAGTTGTAGGAAGTAATACCTGTGACCATGGTAAATCAGGAGATGCAATTAATAGTTTATCATCTGTATGCACTCCGTGAACACGAACACGAACCCTACCTATTTTTAAAGGGTCGTTTCTATCTTCAACTATTCCGTAAAATGTGTTCATTAGTTTGGTATCGATTTAGTGACTTCAACTTTTGCTAACGGTTCAACACTTGCAATCTTATTGTTGAATGATTCTTTAGAACACTCTAATACCATTTCACCTATTCCAAGATTTGGACTTCCGTTTATTGATATATCTGTTATTAAGTATCTGTCATCATTTAATTTATCTGATACATCTCCTTTACTTGGTGGTTGTGCAGCTGGAAGTTGAAGTTGTATTAATGTTCCAACTGATAAATCTGTTCTTAATGGTATTGTGACTATACATCTATGTTGTTCAAGTGTCTCTAACAATGCTTTTCTTTCTAACATTGAATTGTTTTTACTCTCCACACCTTTAAATAAAGCATCAGAATCAAGGTCACTTGCATCATCCCATGAATGATTCATATTGAATGTATTAACAGCCAAAGCCTCATAATATTTATTAGGTGAATGATCATTATCAATTTGTGTTATGGGTGGTGAAGTGCTTGGGTCAACTTGATTTTCAGTGGTAAGTAAATACTCACCATCCTCTTCTGAGTTATGTATTAATGGATGTCCTGAGAGATGTTTATCTGATCGTGAATACGTTTCTTCCATATCATAGATAATATCTTCCGATAATTTTCTAACTGGATCATATGCTTCTAACTTTGATGCGTATGCACCACCAACTGTTCCTTGTAATGTATCAAACACTTGAGGTTTTTCAAACG